AAGCCGCGACGACACCGAAAAACAATATCGTGTTCGGATTATACTGCAATGGTGAACCGGTAGCCGTCAAATCCGAACAGCGAAAGGTACGCGGAACATCCGACAAAAGGTTATATACTATGGTGATTTTCCATCCGTCCGGTTCATCCCATATGGTGACAGAGTTTACAAGCATATCGAAAACTTGTCTCTTGAAATGCTCATCGTGAATGTCCCCTTTGGCAAATTCATTGAGCCACCATACAACATGAGGTTTCTCCAAAACAGGCACCTTGCCGATTTCATCCGCAAGTCGGCGCTCAGCGTCTTTCTTCTGATCTTCCAGTTCTTTCAGCCGATTTACCAGCGCTTCCGAATCCGGGGCGCGTTCTGCGAGTTTCAAAAGATTGTTGATGCTTTTTTCAAGTTCCTTTATTTCGTTTTCAATAGCGGGAACAACCGTATTTTCTTGCGCTTCTGTTTCGGCTTGTTTGACCGCAATCTCAGCGAGTTCATCAATTTTTTCCGGAGTAAAGAGTTCGAGCGTTTTCGTCGCAACAAACTCTTCTATTCTTTCTTTGGACACATTTTTCTTGTTGCATGAGTGGAATCTCTTTCTTTTGGAGCAGGTGTAATAGTTATATTTATCTCCGTTTTGACTTGTGCCGCATTCCCCCGTCATAAGACTGCCACAGTGCCCGCAGAAGAGTTTTTGCGCCAGGAGGTATTCTACCTTTGCCTTACCTCTCGACGGCGCACAGGCGTTCTTTTTGAGCCGCCGCTGGACTTCTTCAAACAGTTCCTTGTCGATGATCGCCGGAATGCCGTTTTCTATACGAATGTCTTTGTAACGATATACGCCAATGTATCGCTCGTTGGCGAACATATTGGAAAAAGAGTTTTTGTTAAAGGCGGCTCCTTTGGCTGTTCTGAATCCTTTGTTGTTGAAAGCGTCACATATTTCAGCGACCGTCTCTCCGGCGGCATATCGTTCAAATGCTTCTTTTACTATAGGAGCCGTGGAGGGGTCGATGACGAATTTTTTGCTTTCGATTTTGTAACCGAGAGGAATGTGCCCGCCGCAGGAGTTGCATTTCAGTGCAGTTTCATTCATGCCGCGTGAAACTTTTTGCGAAAGTTCCTTAGAGTAAAACTCTGCCATTCCTTCGAGCACAGATTCCAAGATAATGCCTTCGGGGCTGTCACTGATGTTTTCTGTGGCAGAGATAACTCTTACGCCATTTCTTTTCAACCTATTCTTATATATGGCGGAATCGTAGCGGTCTCTTGAAAATCTGTCAAGTTTATAGACAACTACCGCATCGAAGGTGCGCTTCTCACTATCCCTTATCATTCGGAGAAATTCATCTCGCTTCTCGGTGTGTTTGGACGCGGACAACGCACGGTCAATATATTTGCCGATAATTTTCATCCCATTCGCCTGGCAATACGCCGAGCAGACACGATCTTGCCCTTCTATGGATTGTTCGGACTGTTTATCACTGCTGTACCTCAGGTATAACACTACATTCATTTTTCAAGTTCCCTCAACTTCTTGTAGAGGTGGACGAGTTCCCACGGGATGATTTTTCTGTCGCGTTGTTTAGCCCACACACTCTGTATTTTCTGTCGTAACCTTTTTTTCTTTCTCTTTAATGATGTTCATAACGGCTGCAATAATTTCAAACCGTCCCTCTTCGGTTGTTCCTCGGAACAATTCGACGAGGGTTTTTTCTTGTGCCGATAAAGGTCGTTCGTCGTCCGTACCATCGAGTATATCTAAGATTTCCTGTTGTTTTGACTCTATCCCTTGCAAATATTCGACAGAAACTCCGAGATAGTCGGCAATTACTTTCAGTTTGTCATACTTGGGTTTGGATTTCCCTTTCTTCCAATCTGTAAACAAAACAGTTGTCAGACCAGTATCTTTGGCGACTCGATAGGGTGTAAGCCCTTTTGACTCTATAATTTTGCTGAACAACTCGTATGTATTAGACATAAAATGCTCCTTCGGAAAAATTATTTAGGATTTTTTAGTTAAACCCCTTGACAAACACTAAGAAATCCTATATAATGAAAGCACACGGACACAAAGTGTACGCAAAGGGTGCGGGAAAACGCCCTCCGGGGATTCCCGTCCTCGGAAGTTCTTCAATGGTTATAAGAATGTTTGGCGACTTCATTATACCACTGAAGAATTGTTTTGTCAATTCCTTTACGGAAAATTGTTCGTAAAAACAGAAAGGAGGAAAAGTCATGCAGGAACAGCGCGAACGAGTGCGTATTATGCTCTGCCGGTATCATCTTTCCCAGTCTTGGCTCATGAATGAACTTGAAAAGCGCGGTATCTCCGTAGATAAATCGTCTCTGAGCGACATTCTCAGCGGAAGACGAAGGAGCGGCGACAAAACGGAGAAAGTCATCGACAGCGCACTCACTATCCTTGAGAAGTATGGCAAGTGCTATGCAGGAGAAGGAGAGTAAAAGCGCACTGACGAACCGCTTAGCGCGGCTTATCAGACGGCAAATCCAGGAAGAATTTCGAGATGAAGCACGCAGACGACAGTTTGAAGATTGGTATCTGAAAACTTACGGGAAATCGTATGTGTGGAAAGGGGTTACATTATGTCCGACGAAGTGAGATGTCTATGTTGGAACTGCGGTAGAGAAATCCTATCCGACGAGACCATTTATGAGGTCAACGAAGAACTTTGGTGCGAAGACTGTGCCGCTTCTCACGGTGTCGATATGACCTCGAACAAATTTTCTGAAACAGAAAGGAATTGAAAATGAACAACGAACTCATTGATAAGATCAAAAGCATCATCGCTAAGTCCGATGAATCTGCCATCGCGACTGTACGCGATATTGAAAAAGCAATTGTCGAAGCGGAAAACCCCAACTTCAAGGGTAAGAAGCCCGGTGATCATTTCATGTATCGCGGAATTGAATGGGTTATTCTCGGCTGGGAACAGGGCGGCGTTCTCTGTGTTACAGCGGAACCTATCGGAAAGATGCCGTTTGATAAAAACGGAAACAACAATTGGAGAGAGTCGTCTCTGAGAGAATATCTGAACACCGTATTTCTTGCGAAACTCGGCGAAGACGACGCCCTGCTCACTATCCAGTCAGACCTGGTAGCAGACAACGGCGATGACGCATACGGAACGGCAGTCGATTATGTCGGACTGCTTTCCTGTGACCTGTACCGCGAATACAGAGATGTCATCCCTCGTTATGAAAACTGGATTTGGACTTGCACTCCCTGGGCTTGTGACCCGACCTACGCCAATCTTGTGCGCGGTGTCATTTCGTCTGGAGTACTGAGCTACTACAGAGCCAGCATTGCCTACGGCGTCGTCCCGGCTTGTGTATTCATCGACAATCAGTAATCGCTCCGTTAGGAGCGGTACGGAAAGGAGGAAATGATGATCATTCCTGCGAGGGAACTTATCCACGGCGATTGCATGGAAGAGATGAAATATCGGATCCCGAATAAATCCGTCAACCTTATCATCTGCGATTTGCCATACGGACGCACGAAGAATGAATGGGACAAGCCCCTTGATTTGAAGTTGCTCTGGACGGAATACAAGCGAATCATCGCGGATAATGGTGTGATTGTATTGTTTGCCGATGGGATGTTCATGGCTGAATTGATGCAGTCGAACAAAAAAATGTGGAAATACAATCTCGTATGGGACAAGGTTTTAACGACCGGATTTTTGAATGCTCGTCGGATGCCGCTCAGAAGGCATGAAGAAATATGCGTGTTCTATCACAAGCACCCCGCATACAATCCACAATTTACAGAAGGTGAACCGCTTCACTCGAAAGGTGTCGGCTATCTCACGAAGAAACCTACCAATCGTAACTACGGTGACTATGTTCCCCGTCCTGACAATCGGCGCGGATGCACACAGAAATATCCTACCAGTATTATTCGCTTCCAAAAAGTTCATCCGTCGAAAGCAAAGCACCCGACCGAAAAATCTATCGAGTGTCTGCGATGGCTGATACGAACTTACAGTAATCCGAACGATATTGTTCTCGATAATTGCATGGGATCCGGAACCACCGGGGTTGCGGCAATTCTGGAAGGTCGGAACTTTATCGGGATCGAAAAGGATTGGAATACTTTTTGCCTTGCTGAAACGGAGATACGCAAAGCAGCGGAAGAACAGTATAAGAAGAGTGCTTCCTGTATCACGCCGAACCACGGATGTCTTAAATGCAAATATCACGATTGCGAGTACGAAGACAACGGGTATGAGGATAACCTGTACCATTACTGCTTTGGTATTACAGTCAATCATTTTGAACATGGTTACCTGGAATCCGGTGGTGATTTTATCGAAGGTTTTTACCACATATCGGACAGTTGTCCGTCGTTCAAGGCGAAAGAAGGTGCCGACGATGAATAACAAGAAACTCGGCGATTCTTTCGAGAACGAACTGGCGCAAATTCTCTTTCGCAACGGTTTTTGGGCATATGTGACAAAATCGAAAATCGGAGGACAACCAGCAGACATCATTGCGGCAAAGAATAAAACCCCGTATATCATCGATTGCAAGGTTTGCTCAGACAATTCGTTCGATACGGCAAGGATTGAAGAAAACCAGAAAAACGCAATGTTTCTCTTCGACAAATGCGGAAACAGCGACGGATTCTTCGCTTTGAAAATGCCGGACGGACAAATATTCATGCTCGATTGTTGTACCGCCTTGTTGCATCGACAAGACAAGCGCATCATGAATCGCAAAGAAATCGAAGCATCGGCACATACGCTCGAACAGTGGATAGCGAGGTGTTCGGTATGAAAGACTGGACAGGAAACGCTAAATCAATTTATGCGACACTCGGAGCATCCAATCATACAGACGCAGAACGCGAGGACAATGATTTCTATGCAACCGAGCCGAAAGCGCTGATACTGCTTCTTGAGAGGGAAACCTTTGACGACCTCATATGGGAACCCGCTTGCGGAAAAGGACACCTTTCCGAAGTGTTGAAGCAGAGTGGCTATATCGTGAAATCGACAGATTTGGTTGATAGAGGGTATGGCAAAAGCGGCGTTGATTTTCTCAAATGCACCACGCCGTTCAACGGAGACATTATTACAAATCCCCCGTATAAGTACGCGCAGGAATTTGTTGAGCACGCTCTCGAACTCATACCGAACGGTCATAAGGTTGCCATGTTCTTAAAACTTACCTTCCTTGAAAGTAAGAATAGACGATCATTGTTTGAGAGTAACCCCCCCCCGTTTTATATATGTCTCATCGAGCAGACTGCAGTGCGCAAAAGGTGGAGACTTCGATACCTATCACAAAGCCGGAACAGCAGTAGCATACGCCTGGTACATATGGGAAAAAGGGTTCCACGGGGAGCCGGTCGTGAGGTGGTTTAATTGATTGTCACGATAAGCAACGAAATCACCATCGAAAAACCGTCCGTAGAACTCCGAAAGTGGTGCGAAAAGCATCTCATTATTTCAAATCCCGAGTATGAGAAAAAGTTCCGCATGAAACTTTGGCTCGGCAATACCCCCGAAAAGTTGTGGCTTTATAAAATCGACGGGGACTCTCTCGTTCTTCCGTTCGGAATGTTGGCATCCGTTATTCCGATGCTGGAAGGTGCGGACTTTCGCAAAAACTTTCCTCCCTCTCGTCCGGTCGATTACAAATGCGATGTCCCTCTCTTCGATTATCAGCAGCCAGCGGTTGACGCTCTTGCGAAAGCAAAATGCGGTATCCTCGAAAGCAAAGCCGGAAGCGGTAAAACGCAGATGGGGATCGCGCTCGTGGGGCGTCTCGGCGTGAAAACCTTATGGTTGACACATACGAAAGAACTACTCGAACAGTCCATGGAGCGCGCAGGACAGTACATGGATGCGTCGTTGTTCGGAACGATAACCGACGGGAAAATCCATATCGGCAAAGGAATTACATTCGCCACCGTGCAAACCCTTGTCAAACAAGATATGACACAATACCGAAACACATGGGATTGTGTGATAGTGGACGAATGTCATCGTTGTGCCGGTTCTCCCACAAGTCTCAATCAGTTCGCAACGGTTTTGAACAATCTCGCTTGCCCGCACAAATACGGACTTTCAGCAACCGTTCACAGAGCCGATGGACTGACGAAAACAATCTTTTGCTTCCTCGGGAATATCGCTTATTCCGTGCCCGATTCCGCCGTTGCGGATAAAGTCATGACCGTCGAAGTGGAACGACGAAATACCGGCGTACAAATATCGCAGCAATGCCTTGATACAGACGGCACCTTGATTTTTCAAAACATGGTATCTTACCTTGCTCAAAGCAATCGCCGGAACTATTCGATTATAAACGATCTCGTAGCAAACGCAGAGCATTACAACCTGATTTTGTCGGAGCGGCTTGCACATCTGGAAGCACTCATGGATATGTTGCCAGACGAGTTACGAAAACAAAGTGTCATGATTGACGGAAAAATGACTTCCAAATCGGCAAAAGCGTTGAGAAAACAAGCCATTACGGAAATGCGAGAGGGTGGCAAGCACTTCTTGTTTGCAAGTTATCGACTCGCCAAAGAGGGATTGGACATTCCTCGCCTTGATCGCCTTTATCTTGTCACGCCGCAAAAAGATTACACGACAATTGTTCAGTCAGTCGGGCGTATAGCAAGAACTTTTCCCGGAAAGAGCGTCCCCGTTTGCTACGACTATGTGGACGATATTGATTATCTTGTCCGGGCGTTCAAAACACGATGCAGACATTACAGAAAGTGCGGATGCACTATTAAGGAGGAATGAGCAATGGAGAAAAATGTTTGTAAGAGATATGGGATCACCGATGCAGAGTTACAACAGGGCGTGGAGCAATACTCCAAACTGGCTACAGGAAAATTCGCCGGAAAAACGACTGTATTGCTGGCTATCTTGGATTTGCTCACAAACGGTGATATTCCGGCACCAGACCCTGGCGTCAAGAAGCAGGTTCTTTCGTCGGTTTACGGAGAAATTGTATGAAACTCGGTAGTCTTTTTGACGGCGCGGGAACTTGCCCGTTTGCGGGAATACTAACCGGATTTGTCCCTGTGTGGGCGAGTGAAATAGAACCGTTTCCGATAGCCGTTACAAGCAAACGATTTCCCCGAATGAAACATCTCGGTGACATTACAAAACTGAATGGCGCCACGATGGAACCCGCTGATTTCATTACATTCGGATCGCCTTGTCAGGATTTGAGCGTGGCGGGCAAACGAGCAGGAATGGGCGGAGCGCGTTCAGGACTGTTCATGGAAGCAATACGAATTTTCAAAGAAATGAGAGGTACAACGAATGGGCAATACCCCAAAATCGTCATGTGGGAAAATGTCCCCGGTGCCTTCACTTCCAACCGAGGTGAAGACTTCAGAATTGTCCTCGAAGAAATCTGCAAGATTAAAGACAGTGACGCCTTTATTCCTCGACCTCAGAAATGGAGCGACGCGGGACTTATCATGGGAAACGGATATTCCGTCGCATGGCGCGTCCTCGATGCTCAATTTTGGGGCGTACCCCAGCGTCGTCGAAGAATCTTTCTTGTCGCAGATTTTGGAGGACAATGTGCCGGAGAAATACTCTTTGAGTCCGAGGGCTTGCAAAGGAGTTTTGCGGAGAGCAGCCAAGCGTGGAACGGTTCTTCCGCTCCGACTGAAAACGGCGTTGATAAAGCAATCTATGATGCCAGAGGAAACGGAGACGGGCAAATATGTCCCACAATAACAGGTGATCACGAAAACCGGATAACCGACTATACCGCGCTTGCGGTCGAACACACACACACACACACACACACCGCGCCCAGGCGGTCGGAGTGGATATGTACAACCAAACCCTGACCGGAGATGTCAGCATGACACTGACTGCGAAAAATTCGGATTGTCATCATGTCCCCTGTGTGATAGAAAGCGAGGTGTGCAAATTGTGTCCATAGACAGAGCCGCTTTCAATCAAGGGGAAAATGCAAAATATGACATCTCCGTCGACGAATCGGGTATAGCCCCTACCGTTGTGGCACGCGGCGCAAGTGCCGTTGGCGTTTTCTGGAACGAAGAAGAAATATGTTCTACCCTCACCGCAAATAACGCAGGGGGGGGGCAACGAATGCCTGATAAGGATAACTTCAACTGTGTTATCCAGAAGGACACGGTGCGTCGCCTTACTCCGCGAGAATGCGGCAGACTGCAAGGAATGCCAGATAGATGGTGTGATGATGTTCCGCACAAGGATGCTCCCGAATACAAAATGTGGGGAAACGGAATGGCTCTTCCGTGTGTACTGTATGTGTTTGAAAATGTCCGAAAAATACTTGTTCGTCGAGAACTCGACGAGTTGATGGAAGAAGGTGAAATCCAGTGAAATGAAGAAAAGATACATAGAAAACTTCATCGACCTCAACTATCAGGGGATTATACTCGACATCCGTAGTATCGACAAGGGAATGCTTGAGGAACAGTTAAAGCATGATCAAGTGAATAAATTATGGCGTTTGGAAAACACCGAATTTATATCCATAGAAAATTGCGACCTTCAGGATTACGAACTGAAAGATCTCGTAGATCAATACTATGACCATCGCATTCTGACACTGTTTCAGGACGAGACAGGGTACTACATTGACGACTCTCCGGTTGAAACATTTTTGTTCGACTTTGAAGTATTTCGCTATGACTGGATAGTGGATTTCAAAAGTGTAAAGTACGGTGTACATTACACTATTCACAACAGTAAGCGAGAACTTGAAGAGTTTGTAAAAAGAGGAAATCCGTTATTCGGAGGATTTAACTGCAAGCATTACGATAACTTCATCATGAAAGCCATCCTGTGCGGTGCGGATAATGCGTTGGTGAAAGAAATCAACGACTGGATTGTTTCTGGGCACCAGGGGTTCGATCATTGGTTCATCAAACAAAATAAACTTTGGTTTGATACATTCGACCTAATGGACGATATGCAAAAGGGGTTGTCTCTGAAAGCCATCGAGGGGCATCTCGGTATGTCCATCGAAGAAACCGAGGTTGACTTCAACATAGATCGTCCGTTGACCGAAGAAGAACTCGAACGAACTATCAAGTATTGCCGTCACGATGTCGATGCTACGCACGAGTTACTGAAAAAACGGAAGCCGTATCTTCAGAACAAATTGACACTGGGACGCATCAAAGGACTATCTGATGCCAAAGCCCTGTATATGACCAATGCTAAACTCACGGCAGTATATCTGGGAGCGCAAAAGGTGTCTTTCGATGACGAGAGGGACTACAAATATCCCGGCAATCTCCTCCGCCAATACATTCCGGGAGAAGTATTTGCTTTTTTTGACCAACTTCACGATCCGAGCATATCGTCTCTGGAACTCTTCGGCGGCAAAGATGCTAAAGGGCGAAAAATCAAAGGTAAGGAACTGATTTTTTCGATTGGTGACTGTAAATGCAAAATCGGTTTCGGTGGCATTCACGGTGCAATTCCATGTTATCGCGAAACAGCGACTGACAAACGAACAATCCGAAATAAGGATGTCGGAAGTTATTATCCTCACCTGGTTACAATCGATGGGTACTGTTCCCGTGCGATGAGAGACCCGAAGGAATACGCGGATATGCTGGAACGCCGTATGGCGGCGAAAAAAGCCGGAGATAAGGCGACGAACAACGCATTGAAACTCGTATGTAATACCACTTACGGCGCAATGCTGAACGCCTATAACGACCTCTACGATCCACGCATGGGACGAGCCGTATGTATCACTGGACAATTGCGATTGCTCGAATTGGCAAACCATCTCGTCACAGACTGCCCATCCTTGAAAATAATCCAACTTAACACGGATGGCATCATGGTATCACTTGACAGTTCCGATGTAGAAACCTATGAAGCGATTACGCAGGAGTGGCAGGATCGCACCGGCTTTGAGTTGGAGGAAGACTTTATCCAAACTATCATCCAGAAAGATGTAAACAATTATATCGAAATCCCTGCGAACGGCGGGGAAATGAAAATCAAAGGCGGGTATTTCGTTCGTGGGATAGCCAAAGCGGGAGCATGGAACATCAACAACAATGCTACCATTGTGGCGACAGCAATCATCGAATACCTTGCTCACGATATTCCCGTTGAAAAAACCATATCGGATTGTCAAGACATATTTGCATTTCAGTTGATCGCAAAGGCGGGTGCAAAGTATGCCGAAGCGTATCATACGGTGGATGGGAAACACATTCCCATACAGAAAGTCAATCGTGTATATGCGACTGCGGACGAGCGATATGGAAAGTTGTCGAAAGTGAAGATTACGGAAGACGACGAAGAGCGCGTTCAGAAAATCGAAAGTCTGCCGGAACATTGCATTATCGACAACGGAAACAAACTGTCAATAAGAGATATTGACAAATCATTTTATGTAGCCCTTGCGAAAAAGCGTATCAATGACTTTTTCGGCATTAAAGAAACAAAAACAAAGAAAGGTAAGGTATCAACTATGGCAACCAAAAAAACGACCCCCGATGAAGTGGTAGACGCATTGAAGGAGCAGATGGACAAGCCGCCTATCGGTCTTTCCTTCTTGCAGAAACTCTTCACACTCCAGTCTCTCATGGACGAGTACACATGGGAAAAAGACGGCAAGAATATGCACCAGCAGTACAAGTATATCTCGGAAGCACAGTACAAGAAGAATTTCAAAGTCGCAAGGCGTAAGGCAGGTCTGCTCTGGGAGTGCGAGTGTGTCTCCCACGAGTACATCCCGGGAATCAGTGACAAGATGCACATGATTATCTCTGATTTCGTCGGACGGCTGACAGATCCCGACACTGGGGAGTACAGAGAGTATCACTTCTCCGGTTCCGGCGCAGACAACGGCGATAAAGCACTCTACAAAGCATATACCGGTGGCTTGAAATTCTTCTTGGCAGATCAGTATCTTGTAGCAGAGGGCAACGATCCCGAAAACGACGAGTACGAAGACGATACCCCTGCAGAACCTGCTCCGAAAAAGACGGACAAGAAGCCCAAAACCGCCGAAGAACGAAGCGAGATCAAAGATGAACTGACGGATAAGAACGGCAAAGCCAGCAAGTTCCAGATTGACACCCTGAAAAAATCGTTGAAGAAACTTCGTGAAGCCGATCCGAATCAGGAGGATTTCATCGCAGCCGTCGCGGAACGCACCGAGAATTTCACCAATGTGTCGAAAGAGCAGTGCGAAAAACTCATCGTCAAGGTGGGACAGATGATTGATGAAGCAGGAAGTGAGGACGAGGAATGAGAAAATTCAACGGCGATACGCTCTGTGTGGATGTTCCCAAAAAGCCGAAAAAGATGACGGGAACGCGGTTTGCATCCGTCCTCGGTCTCGATAAATGGAACACGGATTTCAAGACCTGGTGTGCCATCACTCGTACATACGAAGATCCGTTTACCGACAATATTTACACGATTGCCGGTAAAACCATCGAGCCAAAAATCATTTCCTACCTCAACAAATTCTATTTCCTTGACTGCGTAAAGTCTCCTACCGACATTTACGGCAAGGACTATTTCAAGAAAACTTATGGGGATTTCTTTCCCGACGAACCCATTTTCGGCGGAATGTGGGACGCCCTCGTGTACGGAGAAAACAACAAGCCGGAGACTGTCATCGAGATAAAAACCTCGAAGCGCGTTGAAGATTGGGAGGACGGCAAAGCCCCTATCTACTACGCCTTACAGGCGGCGCTCTATGCGACATTACTCGACATCGATCAGGTGTGCATGGTCGCGGGTTTCCTCGAAGATAAGGATTACGAGCATCCGGAGAATTTCATCCCGAACGCGAGTAATACAATCGTCGATTTCTTCTATGTCTCAGAGCGTTTCCCCGACATGAAGAAAAAGATGGCTACGGCGAAAAAATGGTGGAATGACCATGTTCTCACAGGTATCTCCCCTGCTTTCGACGAGAAAAAAGACGCCGATATTCTGAAAGTTCTGCGCACCAACACGGTGGATGCAGATGCCGACATCGAAAGTCTTCTTGCGGAAGCGGAAGCCCTGCAGGATGAAATTGCAGAATTGTCTGCGAGATATATTGCGGAAAAAGAAGCACGACTCACCGCAGTAAAAGACATGATCAAGCAATACGGCATTCAGCAGTTCCGCCCGGATGATAAAAAAGTCGAGTTCCGCACCAAACGATTTGTCTGGTCTATCGGTAAATCCATCACTCAGACCGTTGATAAAGCGGCTTTGAAAAAAGACGGGTTGCTCGATAAGTACACCAAAGCAACGGAATCCTACAAACTCAATCCACCCAAACTTATTCAGGAGGAAGAATAATATGAAATTTGAAAAATTCGTCAAAACCCTCGGAGGAAACGGAGTGATTTACTCCTACGGCGGCAAAAAGTATCTTGCCAGCGGCAATGTTATGATGGTTATCCCGGACGATTTTCGAGGTGTTGTTGCCGAAAACATCACCGAAATGCCGACAGGGCTGGCTCATTATATCGACATGGCGTGGAAGAATGAACCGTGCGCTCTTATTCGCGCCGAATTGCCAACAGGAAACGCCGGAATCAAAGATGCTATCCGTATCTTCGAGAACGCCAGCCATCTTGAGATCCGCATTGATAATGCGTCTTACACCTTGCTCGACAAATGTGACGCACTCGACATTTTCCCGGAGTTTGACAGTGAAACACGCACCGATAGTGCAAAAGCACTTGTCGTTCGCAAACCGCGTAACGACGACAATGAAGAAACCGATATTGTCGGGTTTATCTTCCCGACCGTAGCATAAGGAGGACGAAAATCATGGCAAAAGTTAAACTGAGTGAAAGCACCTTTACCGTTATCCCGGAAGGGGAGCATATTTTCAAAGTGGAAAAGGTGGAATACGACGAAGACTTTGGGAAAATGGAAGTCACTCTCGTCACTGCGGACGGGCTGAAAACAATCGAGCGTTACAATATGCTCGACGGCGAAGGGGAGGTCAATGAAAAAGCCCGCAACGCTTTTTCCTTCTTCGCGCGTGTCGCGCTGAACAATCCAAACGCTGACGAAGTAGACACGGATGATCTTGTAGGTTGCTACTTCAAGGCAACCGTGACCCACGAAACGAAACCCTCGACAAAAGACCCGAAAAAGACAATGGTGTTCGTGAAACTCTCAAACCGCGAAGCGGCTACCGGCTTTGGAAAGAAAACATCCCATCCCGCTACTGCGCCCGCAAAAAAGAAACCGTCCGTTGATCTTGACGACCTGTTGGGATAATACATCGGCAGGGGGCGCGATGCGCTCATTGCGCCCCTTACCACGATAAGGAGGAACATTATATGAAACTCAAAGATAGCGGGAGTCGCCGATCATTTGATTCAGGTGCCGCAAGAGATATTGCGGAAGGAAAAGGACGCTGTGATTTACTCCCTCTCGCCATACTCGGTCAGCGTCTGAATGTAACCGAACTGGTTTTCATCGAAACTTTTCTGCGAAGCGGAGATACTGACCCGCTGGAATATGCGCTCGATCTCTTTTGTGACAGAGCATTTTCGGGAAACATTTTTACAATGTATCTCGAGGTATCAAAGCATTACGAAGACGGAGCAACCAAATACTCCGAGCGTAATTGGGAAAAAGGTATTCCCGTGCATTGTTACATCGATAGTGCAGTACGCCACCTTCTGAAATATTTCCGTGGGGACAAGGACGAGCCGCATGATCGTGCTTTCGTCTGGAACATTCTCGGCGCAATCTGGACAGTGCGAAATCGTCCCGAATGCAACGATCTTCCCACCGAAAACAAGTAAGCATATTGTAAGGAGAACGACCGTGAAATATGTGAAACTGACTGACAGCAAAACACCTGTTGAAAAATTATCAAACGGAGGTCATCCGCTCGATGAAGTCAAAGATGCCGACAACATAGGAGCGCTTGTACCGGAGCCGATGGTCGTTTTCGATTTCGACAGTCCTTCAGAAGCCGCTATTGTACAAAAAATCGTGGAAACGCTCGATGTCCACTGTATGATGATGCGGACTACGCGCGGCGTTCATCTGTGGTTTCGCTCTGCGGAACCTCGGAAGAATAGCGTAAAGTGCCGCTGTGCCATCGGCTTGACTTACGATGTCAGGTCATGGGGTAAGTTGTGTTACACCGTTATCAAAAAGAACGGCGAATGGCGCGAGTGGCTCCGAACATTTCCCGCTGATGAAATTGACGAAGTTCCGGCATGGCTTCTACCGCTGTCTTACGGTAAGTCTTTCCGGGGAATGAAGGACGGCGACGGACGAAATCAAACCTTGTATGAATACATATTGGCAATGCAAAACAAGGGATTTTCACGCGGCGACATTCGATTGACAATAAAAATTATCAATCGTTTTGTTTTTGCCGAACCTCTTCCGGCGTCAGAAATCAATACGATTTGCCGGGACGAATCGTTCAAAAGCGAAGACGAGTTGGAGGGCGACAAAAAGTATGCAGCGTACTTCGATGAGGAAGGAAAGTTTCAGCACAATATCTTTGCGGACAATCTCATACACGATATGCACATCATCACACTGAACGATACGCTGTATGTGTACGCAGACGGATATTACAAGAAAGCCAACGCGCTCATCGAGCAAAAAATGATCGAAATATATCCCAAAATCAAAAGTATGCAGCGCACTGAAGTTCTGAAATATCTGAAGATTCAGACTTATATCGATCCCGCGTCTGTACATACCGAAGAATATATCATCAATCTTGCCAACACCCGGTACGACCTTCGGACAAGCACGGCGATTCCTTATTCGTCCGAAGCGTTGGAATTTTGCCGCATCCCCGTAAATTACAATCCGGACGCATATTGTGCTGACCTTGATAAATGCCTTAACAAAGTTTTCTGCGGAGATAGGCAAGTAATTGACTTGTTTGAGGAAATGTGCGGGTATATGCTTTTGAAAAACTGCCGTTTTCGCAAGGGATTTATTCTGTATGGCGGGGGTTCCAATGGTAAGTCAACCATTCTCAATCTACTCAAAAAATTTATCGGAGCAGACAATTGTAGCACCGTCGAACTGGAACAACTCGGAGACCGCTTCAAAACGGCGGAACTCGAAAACAAATTGGTGAACATCGGTGATGACATCAACAGAAAGGACATCCTCGATACGGGTATTTTGAAGAAACTTTTCACCGGCGAAAGTGTCACCGTGGAACGCAAGGGGCAGGATCCTTTCACACTCCGTTCGTATGCGAAACTCATCTTCTCGTGCAATGAAATCCCCCGTATTGCCGACAAAAGTCACGGTATGTACTCTCGGCTGACCTTCATCCCGTTTAATGCTACATTCAGTTCGGCAGACGATGACTTCGACCCATTCATCGAAGATAAAATCACAACAGACATCAGTTTGTCGTATCTGCTGAACATGGCTCTGCGCGGTGTCAGGCGGCTCCTGGGAAACAATCACTTCACGGAATGCGCAGTCGCAAAGGCGGCTCTCGAATCGTACAAAGTGAGCAATTCCACTGTTCTGACATGGGTATCGGAGGAAGGTATAAATCTGTCGCATCTGACGGGAACAACGACGGACAGACTGTTTTCGGAGTTCAAAGACTGGTGTGCGCGAAGCGACATCAAATTCGGCGCATCCATTCGGGCATTTCATAAAGAACTGGCAGAAAAATTCAATCTCGAGCGGGTTCGTTCTCGGAGTCCGCAAAATTCCGGCTCATATTCGTGGAAATTTGTCCTGAAACTCGATTAAGGAGGTAATCATGTTAAAGGTTGAAAACACTGAAACGAGCGGGTGGGAACCCGCTGTACGCGGAATGCGAAATCCCAAAAATAGTTGGGAGAAATCCGATAGTTCTTTCAAAGACTATGCGGAACTTCCGAACTGTCCCTACAAAGTCGTTGCTTTCGATGACATGGAAATCGGCTCAAACGACCTGAAACTCATGACGGCGTTGACGAACGCGGGAACAGATCATCGTAAATTTTTGCGGATGATCGTCGTCTACGCCGACATCACCGCACCCCTTTATTGGTGGAAGGAGTTCGATACATACAAAGTCGGCACGGTTGCAAATTCATGTTCCACAATGCACAAAATTCACGCGCGTGACCTTACCCTCGACGATTTCAGTCATGAGCATTTGTTCGACGGAGTGGGTGTTGTGGAAAATCCGGACAACGACATGGAACATTACGAAAATCCTACCACTTGCGTGGAGTATGTAATTTCCGTCATCAATCATTATCGCCGGAAATACCTCGAAACCAAAGACAAGCGGTACTGGTGGCAATTGATACAATTGCTCCCTTCTTCCTATAATCAGCGGCGAACGGTCATGCTCAATTATGAGGTTCTTTCCAACATCTATCGTGCGCGGAGAAGCCACAAACTCGACGAATGGCATTCGCTCTGTGCCTGGATAGAAAGTCTGCCGTATGCGACATCGCTAATCTGCAATATCAATTCATAAGGAGGAAATAATGCGTACTACAAACAGACCGTATTATACGGAATATGTAAATCATATTCTCCGTTTTTATGCGCGGCATCCGTCAATGGCGCATTTCAAAACTGACGCAGACCGTCTCAATCATCGTGCGGCACGGACTGTCTTTTACAAACTTCCGCAGCAGGAAACTGCAGTCCTCTTCGACATTTACACGAGAAACGACACGCTCGGTGACAATGTGTACGAAGTGGCAAGATCCCGCAAGATGGGACAAGATGACATTTACACGCTGATTACACGGGTGTCGAATCTTATCGCAAAGGAGCGCGGACTGATATGAGCAAAACAACGCTGACACAAAAAGACCGGGAAAACATCGGGACGGAAGTTGTGAAAAAGAGCCAGGGTGAGCGAAACTCTTCGGTCGAATCTATGACAACGGCGACGCGCCCAGAAATCTCCGAAATACTGAAGAACTCCCTCTATTGGAGAGGGAGAAAAAAGGTTGACACGGACGAAGAGTGCGCCGAACGACTGAATGAGTTCTTCTCACATTGTGCGGAGACAGGAGAAATCCCGACGGTGGAAAAGATGGCTCTTGCTCTCGGAGTTACCCGCGTTGCAGTATGGCAGTGGGAACAGGGGTCAAAAGGAAACACCCGCAAGGAACTAATCGCGATGGCGAAAGAAATCCTTGCATCCATTGATGCAGAGTTGGTGTCTCGTGGAAAAATCCCGCAAATTACCTACATATTCCGCGCGAAGAACTTCTTCGGACTTTCCGACAAAACCGAAGTAGTGCTCACTCCGAATAATCCTCTCGAAGCCAGTGTGGACAGGCAGGAACTACAAGCCCGGTACGAACTCAATGCACCGGACGATGGTGATGAAAATGATTGAAAATAAATATACGCCCGCCGATTTGCACGCCATGCAATCGTGGTCACTCGAGCGCAAAATTCAAGTCACTCAAACACGCATCATCGAATGGTACATCAAGCACTCGGGGCAGGTTTATGTGTCGTTTAGCGGCGGGAAGGACAGCACGGTACTTCTCGATTTGGCACGGAGGATTTATCCAGACATCCCCGCTGTGTTCGTTGATACCGGGCTTGAATACCCTGAAATCCGGGCATTCGTCAAAACTGTGGATAATGTGACCTGGTTACGACCGGAGATGAATTTCAAAAAAGTCATCCAAACCTACGGTTACCCCATTGGAAGTAAAAGGGTTGCATTAAATATCGAGTATGGAAGGAGAGCATTGCTCACCGGAAATATAGAGATGTTTGAGCATTACATCAACGGCAAACGGATAAACAAGAAAACGGGTGAAGAATACAAGTTCATGCCGTTACCTAAACTGTTTGTACCTTTGTTCCGCTCTGGTATAAAAGTGTCGAGCAAGTGTTGCGGAGTGATGAAAGAACAGCCACTAAATCGATATATGCGAGAGTCCGGGCGGAAAGCCATTGTCGGTATAATGGCTACCGAAAGCAAACGCCGAGAGCAAGCATGGTATCGAACAGGGTGTAACAACTTTGCGGGGGCAATTCCGAAATCGAAGCCGATGTCATTTTGGACTGAACAGGATGTGCTTGAATATATCAGTCATTTCAAAATCCCGTATTCGTCTATCTACGGCGATATAGTCATGGACTCGAATGGTAAGTATCGCACCACAGGAGCCGCGAGGACTGGCTGTATGTTCTGTATGTTCGGCGTACAGTGCGAGAAAAATCCGAATAGGTTTCAGAAGATGAAAGTCACGCACCCCAAACAGTATGACTTTTGCATGAAACCCGTTTCGGATGGAGGTTTAGGTCTTGCAGAGGTTCTGGATTACATAGGCGTAGGACACTAAATAATTAAACCCTGCCCGATTTCGATCGAGCAGGGTTTCTTTATGCCGTTTTCGATTTTTCGAGTTGCCAATAGCGGACGATCCTTTCGATGTCCTCTGTGGAAGTGTATGCACTCTGAAAGCGGATCTCTTCCACCCGGTCGGGGAGTTTCAGCAAGGCATCGCCTTTGCCGGTCAACTGTTCTGCGCCCTTATGATCGAGGATATTCATGCTGTCACGCATCGACGCAGTTTGCAGGGCTATCCGACAAGGAATATTTGATTTGATAAGCCCGGTTATTACATTGACTGTCGGACGCTGTGTAGCAATAACAAGGTGGATCCCCGCAGCGCGTCCGAGTTGTGCCAGGCGTATGATACTGTCCTCCACCTCGTAGCGGCTCGTCAGCATGAGATCAGCCAATTCGTCAATCACTACCACTATCGAGGGGAAACCGCATTCTGCGGCGTTTCTCGCGTGTCTCTGCGCCATCAATTCGTATCGCCTGTCCATGAAGTTACATAACCCTTGTAAATGGCGAACGGCTCCCGCAAAATCTTTTATAACCGGCAGGGCGAGATGTGGCAAGCCGTCATACACGCTAAGTTCCACTTTCTTCGGGTCGATCATTACTAACTGCATTTCCGTCGGCAAATTGTTGAACAAAAGACTTGCTATGATGGTATTCAGACAGACGCTTTTACCGCTTCCGGTGGATCCTGCAATCAGAATGTGCGGCATCTTGTCCACATCGAAAACAAGGGTTTCGTCGTTGGCGTCTGTGCCGAGTAACGCACATAACCGCGATTTTTGCCGTCCTACACAGAAATTATGAGTCGGCAGAGCGGATTTCAGATAGACCGTTGACCGCTCTGTTTTAGCCATCGTGAGTGCAAAATGTGCCTTCTGGGAGGAAACAATTTCGACTCTGCAATGTAAAATGGCGCTCAGCGCGGCAAGGGGGCGTTTCAGTTTGGTAATGTCCATCGGATCCGCAAGGTTGAAATGATAGGTGACAATTTGCGCGGAAGGAATGGTATCAGCCAACTGACAGCATATACCCATGTCGGTCAGTGTGTCCGCAATATCGTGTCCGTCATAGTATTCCGATTCAATACATTTCGGAGGGTCTTTCAATATTTCCGGTGTAGGCGTGTACATCTCTTATTTACTCCTGATAACCAGATTTTCACGGTCGAATCCCGTAAGTATTCGCATAGCGTCTTCCATTGTATAGAGGGAGGGCGTCAGTGCCGTTAGTCCCTCTCGCGTTTCCTGTATCGCAAAACTGTGTTCCGATACCTTTACAATACGATAGGTGCTTCTGCCTATCCGTTTGTCTCTCGTCAACATCATCGGTTAAAACACTCATAAAGCCGGATGTTCTTCGTGGTTTGATTTCCTTCCGCATCGAAATCGGAGGAAAACATACAAAGCAAACCATCCACGGGTTTGTGCGCCCGTCCGTAAGCGAGCGCGTCTTCTTTGGAGTCGAAGAGTGCAAGGATCGTGTCCTTGTCTCCTTTCGTCACAGCGACTGCGTATTTCAGCATTCTGAATCACCTCTTTCTGATAGGTATATTATAACATATTTTCACGCAAAAGTCTACAGTCCGATGTCACGCATTTTCTGCGGAGGATTTGCACGCCTTTTCAATCAATTCACTGAAAAACTTCGCATCCGTATGGCTTCTCATAGCGGATAAAATAGTCCCCCGCATCCGGTCGATAAAAGGAATAATATCGGCGGCGTTCTGCGGTTTTCGCTCGTAAGTTGAGCAAAGCAAACCGGTCGACAACTCCGTAACCTGCCATCCTCCACCGGCGACAAAGCGTGCCCCGAAGGTTAAACCGCTCGCCGCGTCCTGGATAATATGACCGTTTACTTTTACGGCAACAATTCCTTCCTTCTCTCTGTTACATCTGATCCAATATGTTCCGCGTTTCATTTCATATTCCTCTCTTTTCAATCAAAAGTTACTTTATATTTCAATATGGCATTCCCTCTCACAGCGGGATCGCAAATCCTCGGCTCGTCGGCATCGGTATAGACGAGTCTCTTTCCGTTACGCTCTTCCTGGAGCAAATAGGGAAATGGGCTATTCTCAACGTAATGCTTCTCTTTCCAATACCAGCCGTCCGAATACGGAAATTCCTCGCAATATTCTTTGACAATACGCTGGGCTTCATCAAGTACCTTCTTCTCTTCCGGTGTTAGCGGTCTGTTTCCAATCTCAAACACAGTCAAAGTCACTCCGTCGTATTCGACAAGTGCTGCCGAACAGATCCGCATTTCACTTGCCTGTGTCGGGAAATCACTCCGCGCGATCATTAAAGAGACAGAATTTGCTCCTAATACTCGACGCTTTCCTCTAATTCTTTCCGGAATTTCTTTGTCAGTTTTTCCGTATCGTTCGACAAGTTCCAGAAACATTTTTCCGCTGTTGGCATCTCGTTTCAATTGTGCGACGCTCTTTTTCATTATCTTTACTTTCTCCCCGTCATGCCGATAGGACAGCGCAAAGTATTATTGGACAGCAGTGGATTTGTAGACGGTTCCCTGATAGCCGTCGGTGATGGCAAGCCCCCATTCGCCCTCGCGCCAGCGGCACGGTTGCGGGCGCCGGATAAAAGGTTTCTGTCCGTCTGCCTGTATCGTCACGCTTTTGTCTGTTGACTTGATAATTCGGTATTCTGTTTTCACCCCTCGCCAGTCTTCGATGGTGAATGTATCACCGACGGCGAACGGGTGCGCGGGTTCGGTACGCTCTTTGGCTTCGACGATTTCCCGAATCCCGACCAGTGACATTGAAAGCACCGATCCGGCAGTTGTCCGGGCAACAAAGTTGCATTTTCCGACGGACAAAACCTCAACATTTCCGAAAGTCGGGATCCGCACAATGTAACCCGGCTTTACATTTTCTTTCGTGAAACGGTTTCCGCCCATTTCCTCGAACAGATCCAGGAAGAAGGCGAGTTTGTCGCGCTCCGCTTCCATACGCTCGAGCAGGTCGCTCCCCCGTTCGTTCAACTCGTCAAGAGTCCATTCGGCATCGGAATAAAAGCCATGCTTGACGGTCTCACCCCGGGACAGTTTTTCAAAGATTTTGTCATACTCAGACAAAGTGCTTTCCATGTGCTTGAGGTTGAGTTTGCACTCTTTGATTTTACGCTCCAGGTAGGCGCTATCATTGTATTTTGTTCCGGCGGCTGTTTGCCTTGCGATTTCTGCCTTCTGCCTCCAGTATTCAGATTTTCGATACTCGTCGATCCCTTGCTCAAATTGTGCATAGACACGATCCCGGTATCGTTTGAACGAACGCCCGGCGCTGCTGTCAATATTCGGCTGCGTGAAGAAAGCAATATCCCCGTGATGTTCATTCATGGGGCGCTGAAGCACCTCCGCCCTGTCGGCGGCTCTTTCGGCGTGTCCGTCATATCGTTCGGCGCGTCTTTCCGCTCTTTCGCGGTCGCGCTCGACCTGCTCGGCAAAGGTTAGCCGCTCGCCGACTTTTTCCACCTCTCCAAAGCCCAGATCACGGGCAATTTGTTTTGCTTCGTAAAGGTGCGGCTCTTTTGCCCGGCTCACCCAACAGCCGCCGCGCTTGCTCCAGAGAAATGCGCTCTTGACTCTTGCCCGTTCGGCATCCGACAGGGCGGTATAATCCGCCTTGTCAAAATGCAATTCGATTTTCAGTGTTTCACGATTGAAAATTACCTGTTTCATTGTTCAATACCTCTCTGCAATTTCATTGAATTTTTTAATGTATGCGTTTTCTTCTTCCTCGCGTGCGGGTGTTTTCGGGGGACAAACGAACGGACGCCCGCAAAGTGTGCGTAATTCCTCGGGGCAATCCTGGCAACCATGCCCGAAATGCTTTTTACAAAGTGCTCTTGCTTTCTCTGAAAATTCCATTTTCCCTCCGTCAAATCTTTTCGTATTCCGTCGCGATCTCGTCGCCGTCTTCGTTGTATCTCGTCCAAACTGCAACCGCGTTGTCGTCTGTAAGGGCGATTCCGTCAAGGTGTCGCGCTTTATCACCCCGGCGGGATATTTGCCAATTGCACCCCGCCCAAACCGCCGCAAAATCTGAAGTACTGGTGTAGGGCATTCCGTCGAAAAACTCCGCTGCCGTGCGGGGCTTTTCTCCGTGCTCAAACACCAACGCGCCCGAACGAAACAGCCGCGTCGCCGCTCTTTTTGCTCTTTGTTCATTCTTTGTATATTCGTTTCGATCATAACAACCGCCCGACCAATCGCACAACAGTTTCAAACCGTCCGGCGTTTCAAAATATGTCTTTTTCATTGCCTTTTCTCCTCTCATACTTCCTGCAGAAATCCGTTTTTCCCTGTGCAATTCGCAAGGTATTCGCGGAAATTATACGGGTATTCGTCGGGCTGTTCTGCTTTCATGCGGGAAAACTCTCCCTCGAGTTCGCCCTCTGTTATCGTCGCGCCGGTTTCGGTATCGCAAAATATTCGTCCGCCTACAATATTTAATATCTGGAATGCTGCCGCGTCGCGGATCAATACGGGGAACATATAGCAATATTCGCCCGTGCGGGTATTCAGCCCCAAATACCCGGAATCATTTTTGAAAATGTGGAAAATGTCGCCCGGTTTACTGCAAGAGGTGGGAATCAACATTTTTCCGGTGATACGGTAAAATGTGCGGGGGATCCTGTTCTTTTGTGTGGTTTTCATTGTTTTATATCTCCTATGTTTTATATTTTTCAAGCGAACGCCCGGCGGGCGATTTCTGCAATCATGCGGGCGCGATTTTCTGGCGTGTCTTCAATCATCCATGCAAAATTGATATAGCGCCCGCTTTCGTCAGCCGTGGGATCATATGCCCGGCGGCAATTGCCCGCGCTGTCATGTACGAATATATCAACCCCGATCCATGACTAGAGGACGCGGTCAATATATCCGGCGGATTTCCATCTTTTCGGCAAGGAATACGACCCGCCGGGGTTGGTACAATGGATCAAGTCGAAAATAATCTTTTCGCCTTTTCGATTCTTTGCCTGGAAGGTGTAGCGGATCACTTGACCGCGTCCGCCGCTCATGTCTTCTGAAGTGTATCGTTTCATTTTCTTTTATCTCCTTTCAGTCTTTCACCCATTCGCGGGAGTTGATCCAATCTTTCAGCGCCGGATTGTAGCCCCCGGCGTCAATGTAGCGGCAAAGTGCCGCGCGTATGTCTTCATTCGTCCCGTAGTCCATCGCGGTAGCAATGTCTACGGCGGAAACGGGGTTCAGCCCGACCCATTCGGAAATAGCGTTATAAAATGCGCGGGCGTCGTATTCCTCCCCGGCTTCCTCTCCCTCTTTGCGGTCTAATATAATATCAATAATCATTTTCCATCCTCCCCGATCTTTCGCGCAAATGTTCCGCGTATTGGTTGGCGTCTTCAAGGCGCCGAAAATATCGCCGATTTCGCCGAACTCCGGCGACACTTTCAATATATACCGCGTGCATTGGCTCCCCGTTGCCGTCTGTTACTCCGCAATTCTTTTGAATAATAACCCGCATTTTTTTCCGTCCTTTCTGCCCCGGATATACCGCCGGGGCACGGTTGTGGTTTCTATCCTTAAATAAAAGCGCTTTCGGTTTCTACTGTTTCAATCAAAATGCTTTCTTGATTGAATGCTTGCTTCAGGGCGTTTGCTGCCGTCCGTATTGCTTCCGTGTTGGTGCTGTACACTTCACATCTTAAGGTTTTTTCTGTGACCGTTTCGCCGTTGTCGTGCGTGTAAATCCCTACGGCTTCGGATATGGTCGCGCCTCCTGTGTAGGCGGTGAAGATATTCACGGCGATTTTGTAGGCGTCAAGCGTTGCGATCTCCTGGTGTTTTGTGTCTTTGTCATTCAGTCCGATATAAAGCGTTGTTTTCTTCATGGGGTTTCTTCCTTTCTTTTATATAGGGCGTTTTCGTTCAGTGTGTCGCGTCTTTACATTAAATAAAAACGCGCGCCCGGTACGATTGCCCGCCGGGTATATTCCCGCCGTCCGGCTGCCGGTTTCATTTTAACGCGGTTTCGCGTTACTGTGTATATTATAACGCGGTTTCGCGTTTTTGTCAAGGGGTTTCGGAAAACTTTTTAACATTTTTTCGCGTTTATTTTTCGGCGTGCATAAACTCCCGATTTTTTGCACGCTGTGCGCCTGTCCTGCTTGGGTGTTCCGTTGATCTTCCCGGCGTTCTTTCGTTCGTCTTGCGTGCGTTTTTGGGTGCTTCTGGGGCAATCCGTGCCGGGGGTCTGCCCCTACCCCGGGGGTAGCCGGGCGCATCCGGGCACCCACTTACTCAACCTTCCGAACACCGAAAATAAGAAAAACACGAATTATTTTCCGTAAACCTATTGACAATAACGCTAAATCGTGTTATACTGTTGTCAAACCGAAAGGAGAGCCAATAACATGAACGAAAAAGATATTGTAAAAGAAGCCATGAAGACTTGCGGATGGAGCCAGGAAACACTCGCTCATATGTGCGGGTATAAAACTCAATCTGCGGTCAGTAGCAGATTACAAGGAAGTAGTATGCGGGTTGATACTTTCGCTAAACTGCTTTCCGCAATGGGATATAAAATCGTTATCAAAAGCAAATCTCCAAATACCAATAAGAACGAATGGGAGGTAGATTGTTGATTTACGGATATGCAAGAGTCAGTACGGCGGGGCAAGCACGAAACGGAAACAGTCTCGATGACCAAACCAATCTTATCCGCGCAAAATATCCGACCGCTACAATAATTGAAGAAGCATACAGCGGCGCCAAAATCAGACCCAAATTCTCTGCCTTGCTCGATAAACTCCAATCCGGCGATACGCTCGTAGTGACCAAACTCGACCGGTTTTGTCGTACAGCCAAAGAAGGACTTGAATATATCGACCGACTGGAAAAGCAGGGCGTTTCAATTCATGTTCTGAACATGGCAATGTTTGATAATTCTCCGACCGGAAAACTCATGAAAACCATCTTGCTCGCCTTCGCCGAATTTGAAAGAGATATGATCCTCGAACGCACCTCGGCGGGAAAAGAAATAGCAAAACAGCGCCCAGATTATAAAGAAGGGCGTCCTCGAATTTCCGTTCCGGATTCCGATTTTCAAAAAATTCTGCAAAAACAAAAAGACGGTCTCATTACCGTCTCAGAAGGTATAAAAGTGCTTGGGATCAGTCGCCGGACATGGTACAATTGGCAGAACTAATGTGTTGCACTTTCTGTTGCAGATTTGTTGCAGAAACTCGAATTGTTGCAGGAACTTTTACGAGCGAGCGCAAGCATGATCTAATAAATTCGGATTTGCAAACTTGCAACAAAGCAAGTTTTTGCAACATTCTGCAACAAATCTGCAACAGTTTCTGCAACACAAAATCTTTCGATTTCTCTTGTTTTCTTCTGTTTTCTCTTGTTTTCTTATTTTTGTTGCACTTTTTTATTTGATTATCTAACATCTTAAGAAAATAATGAAAATTAAAAAGAAAAATAAAAATTTGTATAGTATAGAGATTTTTAAGAGTTTCTGCAACAAACGCTCCTCTGCATCAAATTTGAAAGGAATTTTAGAATATGACCGATAAGAAACGCACTGCACTAACAATCATAGCGGGAATTATATGGATCGGATTGCTCATCGCACTTTGCATTATTTTTCCATGTTTTCTTGGCGTGCTGTTTGTAGCATGGATAATTCTCTTATGTTTCAGAAAAACAGATTATTTTCTGTTGGGATTAGGCATCGTTCCTTTTCTCGTATGGGAGATTACTTCTCCGCACTCCGCTACGACCACTACTTACACACCGCTCGAACAGAACGCTCCGTGCAAAACGCATCCGTATGAAAACGGGATCGAATATGAAAAATATGTCTTCGAGAAACTTGCGGGGGAAGGTTACACAAGATTACAGTTGACTCCTGCTTCCGGGGATCACGGTGCCGACATTTTAGCAATCACGCCGTATGGACAAAGTGCTGCAATTCAATGTAAGTTTTACAAAGACAAAGTGGGGCAACACGCCGTTCAAGAAGCAGTATCGGCGAGGATATATTACAATCGAGAAATTGCAATCGTCATAACCAATTCGACTTTCACACCAGGGGCTAAAGATTTCGCTGTCAAAACAGAAACTCGTCTGATAGAACGATATTTGTAAAAGATTTTATGTAAGCGCATTATTGCGTGGACAGTTGTCCATTCACTAATGCGCTATTTTTATGTTATAGGAGAAAAAGTCATGGAACAAACGCTGAAAAACATATTCCGCCGCATTGAAAGAACGCCGGACAAACTCGAACTGTACGAGGATTGCTTTGAGTGCATCAAACTCATGCGAGAGGATGATAAAGAACTCGCCTACAAATATAATGCCACCTTCCGTAAATATCTCAAAAAGGCACTTCGGATTTTCAAAGAAATTATCGATTTGCAGAAAATCGACTTCTTGCAGAAAGAATCCTATCACCTGGAAGCGGTAGACAAATTCGATTCCTTCTTGATATTTGTCGAGTGGAATAGAGAGCCGTCAAAGCGGTTTTATCTTCCTCGCCGAAGAGTGCTAAAAGTCCTTGTGGACGACCTGCAAGACCTCGCTGATCACAAAATTATTTTCCTCGGCATTTCTCTTCCGCCACGAGTGGGAAAGTCTACTCTCTGTATTTTCTTTATCGCCTGGCTTATGGGCAAGAATCCGGATGTGGCGAATGTGATGTCCGGGCACTCTGATAAATTGACAGACGGGTTTTATAGTGAAATCCTCAATATCATTACTGACCATGAAACATACCTCTGGTACGAGGTATTTCCGCTTGTTCGACTCGCAAACAAATCGGCGAAAGATGAATCCATTGACTTAAATCGGCAAAAGCGTTTTCCAACACTGACTTGCCGTTCGATAGAAGGCACGCTGACGGGCGCAGTAGAAATCGGCGAAGGGGGTGTACTGTATTCCGACGACCTTATTGCCGACCTCGAAGAAAGTCTGAACCCCGACCGCTTACAGAATAAGTACGACGCATATCTCAACCAGTTGAAAGACCGCAAGAAGGATAACGCACTTGAACTTATGGTTGGAACCAGATGGAATGTGCTTGACCCTCTCGGAAGAATACAAGAACAGTATGCAGAGGATCCGCGTTACCGCTTTCGTGTCATTCCCGCACTTGACGAAAATGATGAAAGTAATTTTCAGTATGATTTTGGTCTCGGTTTTTCGACCGAATATTATCATGATATGCGGGACTCAATCGACGACGCAACATGGTGGGCGAAGTACATGGGACAGCCGTATGTCAGAGAGGGACTTCTTTTCCCGCGTGATGACTTGCAGTGGTATAACGGAAACTTGCCTGATATTCCCGCTGATAGAAAAATGGCAGTTTGTGATGTCGCCTGGGGTGGCGGAGATTCGGTTTCAATGCCGATTGCATTTCTGTTCGGAAAGGATGTCTATATTCCGGATGTGGTATTCAGCAATAAGGATAAAACTGTGACGCAACCTCTTGTTGCCGGGACTTTACAACAGTATCTTCCGCAGCAAGCACGATTTGAAGCAAACAATGGGGGTACCGAATATGCGGACAAAGTAGATGAGATACTTCGCGCCGCAAATGTCCATATCAACATTACCTGCCGTCGGGCACCGACCGTGACAAGCAAACTTGCGCGAATAATTCAGTATGCCCCCGACATAAAAAGATTTCATTTCGTGGACGACAAGCATTCGTCCAAAGAGTATAAAGCGTTTATGCGAGAGGTGATGTCTTTCGTCGTCACAGGAAAAAATCCTCACGACGACGCACCGGACTCTCTTGCGCAGTTAGCGGATTTTATTTCGGATTCCTACGGGACTGTTAAAATCATAGATCGTCCGTTCTGAATTAAAATCTATATTTTGTGCAGAAAACTATTGACAAACACAAGATATTGTGTTATACTTAAAGTGTATAAACGAATACTATGTTTATTTAGGGCATTATTGCTCGTCCATTTCGGACGGTAATAGTGCCCTTTTTCTTATTTAACACGGGAGGAATAGCCGATGACTGAAAATAATACGACCGCTGCATACACCGGGCGAACAGTTTTAACGACAAGTGAGCGGGAAATTACGGCAGATAACCTGCTACCTGTCCTTACGCGCTTGCTCCCTGTGTTCCAGAAGAACAAAACGGAAGCCGATTACCTTTATTGGTACTATCGCGGGAGCCAGCCGATTCTCAATCGAGAGAAAAAGTTTCGCCCCGAAATCTGCAACCGCATTGTGGAGAACCACGCAAACGAGATTGTGTCTTTCAAGAAAGGTTATACCTTCGGCGAGCCGGTGCAATATGTTCGTCGCGCGGTCAAGGATGAAGGAGAGGTTGACCCGAACGGTGACAACGGAAAGGCAATCAATTTGCTGAATGAAATCATGGCTAACGAGGATAAAGCGTCGAAAGACGAAGAACTCGCCGAATGGTTTTTCATTTGCGGAACGGCTTTCCGGATGATCCTGCCGAAGAACGAAGATGACGGAAGCATTTCCCCGATAGAAATTGAAACACTCGATCCGAGAGTCACTGCGGTTGTGTATAATACCGGCTTTGGTCGCAAACCTGTGATGAGCATACAGGAGGTGACAATCGGAACCCCCGGTTTGATTGGCGAAGTTAGTCTCCAGACTCGATACTGCGTCTACACTCCGAAAGAATACTTCGAGGTAGAAAACGGAGCGATCGTAAAGCAGGAACCGCACGCACTTGAGACAATCCCGATTATCGAATACCCCGCAAATCAGTCCAGAATTGGGGCATTCGAGTTAGTTCTGCAACTTCTCGACGCAATCAATAACGCCGATTCCAACCGTCTTGACGGCATTGAACAGTTCGTTCAGTCGTTCATGAAGTTTATCAACACGAAGATCGACGAGGAAACTTTTGAGAAGTTCAAGGAAAAGGGCGCCATCATGATAGGTTCCGAGCCGGGAAATCCGGCGGATGTTGGTATCATCACTTCCGAACTCAACCAGACACAGACGCAGATTGTTGTGGATCATCTGTATCAGATGGTTTTGATCATCTGTGGAATGCCGGATCGAAACGGCACCAACAGAACAACGGGAGATACCGGACAGGCAGTAATGCTGCGTGATGGATGGTCTGCTGCAGAATCGAAGGCAAAAGAGACAGAATTGATTTTCAAAAAATCCGAAAAGCAGTTCCTCAAATATGTTCTCAGACTGCTTGATAGTGAAGTGAAAATGTCGATTTCTGATATTGACATTAAGTTCACCCGGAACAAAACTGACAACCTTCTCACAAAGACGCAGGGATTGCAAAATATGCTGGAAGCCGGTGTTGCTCCGGTTCTTGCATTTACCAACTGCAACCTCTTCTCTGATCCGGAGCAAGCGTGCAAAGATTCGGCAAAGTATCTTGAAAAATGGCTTCCTACGAAAGAATCGGAGCAAAAGGAACCCACAATCACACCCGCAAACAACAAGCCGAATCCGAACGAATGATTTTACACGGAGTAATCCGTTGAAATACTGCGGAGATGCAGGACAAAAGCGCAATACATCGGCAGAGAAGCCGTAAATCGCAAACATAGCAGAGAGAACTGCTCAACCAAACGCAGGAGGAAAAGATATGAAGATTGACACGAGCAAAATTCCGAATTTCGACGGACTGAGCAAAGAGCAGAAAGATGCTCTCATCGCAATGGAATTTCCTGACGCACCCGATTATTCCGGGTATGTGAAGAAAGACCTTTACGACAGAACGGCATCCGAAGCGGCAAGTTGGAAAAAGAAGCACAACGAACTGCTGTCGGAAGACGAGAGAAAAAAGCAGGAACGCGACGAGCATCAGGCGGCGCTCGAAGCCGAAGTAGCAAGTCTTCGGAAAGAAAGAACCGTTTCCCAGTATATGGCGAAGTACATGGCAGAGGGATATGACGAAAAACTTGCAAAAGAAACCGCAACGGCTCTCGCAGACGGAGAAATGGATAAAGTGTTCGCCAATCAGAGTGCTTTTCTTGCCGCAAGAACTGAGACCCTGAAAAAAGAAATGCTGAAAACAACTCCCCGCACACCTGCCGGGGAAGGCGCGGCTACCGGAGATTATGCGAAACGAATCTCCGACGCGAATGACCGTGGAGATATGTCGCTCGTTGCGGCATTGATGCGCGAACAGCAGGAATCACAAAACAAATAAGGAGTAAAAATCATGGCAACCAACGAAACTTCCGTAATGACATCCCATAACCTGTTGAATTACAGCGGTATGCTGTTCAACAAGGGAAATACCAAAACTCCCTTTTCTACCATCATCGGCGGCAAAAGCCGTAGCACGAAAGCATGGGAGTTCGACACTTCTGTTGACTACACGACCGGTGGCGGAACTTCTCAGCCCGCTATCACCGAAAGCGGCTCTCTGACCGCTCCCGCCGCTTCTTTCGTCACCCGCCAGCAGGAAACGAATGTTTGTCAGATCTTCCAGGAGGCACTTTCCATCTCTTATGGGAAGCAGTCTTCGATGGGGCAGTTGTCCGGTCTGAATATCGCCGGGCAGAAAGCAAATCCCGCAACAGAACTCGACTTTCAGGTAGCCAATACGATGGCGAAAATCGCCAACGACATCGAGTACACCTTCCTGAACGGTGTCTACCAGAAGGGTACTCACGACGATGTTGCGTACAAAACTCGCGGCATTCTTTCCGCTATCACGAGCAATGTGAAAGCCGCAGGTACTGTTGATCTCGGCTTCTGGCTTGTCGCCGAAACCATCCAGATGCTTGCGAGCGGAAATGCCCCCACCGATACGCTTGTTCTCATGGCACATCCCACGCACATCATGCAGATCAACGCGGACGCATCCGCCAACGGGTTGACTGTCGTTCCGGCGTCGATGTCCTACAACGGCATCAAGATTGACACTCTTGTTACTCCGTTCGGCAATGTGGGCATTGTGGCAAATTCCCGTATCGCCGCCGGTACTGCGCTCATTTTCAACCCGACGGTGTGCGCTCCCGTCGAGATGCCCGTTCCCAAGAAGGGTAACTTCTTCCTGGAACCTCTCGCCAAGACCGGCGCCGCCGACAAATATCAGATCTACGGTCAGTTGGGTCTGGACTACGGCGCAGAGTGGTATCATGCGAAGATCACGGGTCTTAAGACCACCTTCACTGCTCCTTCGTACTCCAAGAAAGTTTATGTCGCGGGCGGTACGATTGAGACCACTTCCGGTTCGTAAATCATAAAAGGAGGTAGCGTAGTATGGCAGACAGTCAGATGCTCAAACAGTTTATTGTTATGACAAACGAAAGTGACGAGTCCTTGCTGACTACGCTACTTTCTGTCGCCGAAACGAAGGTATTGAACCGCCTGTACCCGTTCGATGGGACGAAAACGGTTGTTCCCCCGAAATTCTCAAAAAATGTTCTCGAAATCGCGGTGTATCTGTACAATCGCCGTGGTTCCGAAGGGGAAATATCCCACAGCGAGGGAGACATCAGCCGTTCTTATGCGAGCGCGAGTGTGCCGGAAGCGATGTTCGCGGGCATCGTCCCATTTTGTGGGGTGATGTAATGCGAGCACTGGAAATTAACAAGCGGAAGATTTATTACGCGAATAGAATCGGGGAGAGGGAAAATGAACTCGGCGAAAAAGAACCGATCTATTCTCCCCCCGAACCGATAAATATTCGCGTGGATTATACGAAAACTTCCGCAAAAATCGCGATGTACGGAAAAACTTCCGATTGCGCTACGAAACTCATCTCGGATAGAGACCTCGGTTTCAATATCGATACGATTTTCTGGATAGATGTTCCTGTCACTTCCCCTCATGATTATGTCATGGGGGATAAACCGGATAAGACGATAAACGGTGTAGTTTATCGTTTGAAAGAGGTTGGTGTGGCGTATGCGGATTAAGGTCACGGTCGGAAACATTGGTAAAGCGGCAAAAGCCGTTGATGAGTATCGAAAAACTCTGAAAGCGAAAACGGCAAAGTTTCTTGCCAAACTCGCACAGGTCGGAGTTCAAATCGCATCCGCTAAAGTTTACGATATGCACGCAATCGATACGGGCGATCTTGATTCCAGCATTCACTATCTTGTTTCAGACGACGGAAAAACCGCCATTATTCGGACGGATTGCGCCCATGCGGTCTATGTGGAATTTGGTACAGGGGTTCGAGGACAGGATTCTCCCCATCCGCTCGGACTACCTGGCTGGATATACGACATTAACGAGCATGGCGATAGGGGCTGGTGGTACCCGACAAATTCCTCTGATCCGAATCCGTACAAACATCAGGGAGACGACGGTTCCTGGTGGGCATGGACAAAAGGTATGCCGTCGAGACCATTCATGTACGAAACTGCAATGGAGTTGAGAGACGATGTAGCGAATGTTGCAAGGGAGGTATTCAAATCGTGATTGACATTGAAGCAAAAGTATTTGCCGCAGTAAAGAAAGGACTTCCCTCCGGAACAGAGTGTCGCGATACTTACCAGAATACGCAAAAAAAGTTTCCACTTGTTACAGTTTCGGAAATCGGGAATGTCGTCCAAGACCGGTTTGAGGATTCCGCAGAGATTGAAAACGCAACACTTCTCACTTACGAAATCAATGTCTTTTCTAACCTCGAAGGTGGGAAGAAAAAGCAAGCGAAAACATTGATCCATGCCGCAGATTCGGTAATGGTCGAGTTGGGGTTCGAGCGTGTGTACTGTCAGCCCGCTCCGAATCTTGCGGACGCTACGATATTCCGCATGACTGCCCGATATAGGGCAGTAATTGACAAAAACGAAATCATTTATCGGAGGTAATAATCATGGAGAAGTCCACGAGCAAAACTTTTCTCTACTATGCTACGCTCACGGGTTCCAACAACACTCCCGGCACTTTTCAGAAACTGATTGACATTACCAGTTATCCGGGGATTTTCACGCCGCCCGAAAAACTGGATGTCAGTGACCTTTCTTCCAATCAGAAAAAATACACCCAGGGCATGGTAGATGTGCCGGATTATGAGTTCGGCTTCATTTATACGAAGGATGCCTACAAGGCGGTGAAAGCACTTGAGGTTGACGGTACGAAATATGCTTACCAGTTGCGTTTCGGTGCCAATGGCGAATATGGTGCATGGCAGTGGTCGGGCACTCATTTCGCTACCCCGAAGGAAGGTTCTGTCGGTGCCGCACGCGAAGGTACGCTGATGTGCTATCCCGAAAGCGACATCACCGAAGTAACAATCGGTGGCTAAAACAACGGAGGAGTAAATCATGGCAAAGAAAATCAAATTCACATACAACGATAAGTCGTACACTCTCGAGTATAACCGCGACAGTGTCCGTATGCTCGAGAAGCAGGGCTTTCGTGTCGATCAGATCGAAGCCCAGCCGGAAACGATGATCACCATGCTTTTCGCCGGGGCATTCATTATGCACCACAAAAACATCGTCAGTAATACCAAACTTATTGACGAGATGTTCAGAAAATTCCCGAAACGCGACGAACTCATCGCCCGTCTCGCGGAAATGTATCAGGAACCTGTTCTTGCCCTCTTCGATGAACCGGAGGAAGACGAGGGAAACATTCAGTGGGAGTCGGAGGAGTAACCTCCGATTTCCCTCCATCAAACGAACAAACATTTGAAACCATATTTCCGTACTACCTGTCGATAGGCATGACCTATGAGCAGTTTTGGTATCAGAACTGCGATTTGGTCAAAGCGTATCGAAAAGCGGAAGAACTTCGACAGCGGCGAAAGAACCAGGAACTCTGGCTACAAGGTAGATATATCTACGATGCTTTGTGTGCAGTTTCCCCGGTTCTTCACGCTTTTGCTAAGAACGGAACACAACCGCAACCGTACCTCGAAAAGCCATACCCATCCGATAAGGAGGAAAGCAAAGCGAGGGAGCAGGAACAGATGGAAAATCAAGCGGAAGCATTCAGACAGTATGTGGAAGCATTCAACGCGATGCGGCACAAACGGAAGGAGGTGGTAACGGATGATAAGCATTGACGATCTCGAAATACAGATTACAGCAGAGTCTGACAAGGCGGTTTCCCATCTTGAAAAACTTCACGTTGTGCTTGAAAAAATCGAAGCAATCGGGCACAAGTCCGGATTCGACCTTTTGTATCGAAAGTTAAAGAAAATATCATCGCTTGATTTTTCCGGAGCCACCTCCAGTATGGAACGAATGGCGTCTGCTTCCGAAAAGATTTCCCGTTCGTCTTCACGGATGGAACATTTTGCGAGAAGCATTCGGAAGGTTCGTGAAGAGACGGCAAAAGCCAAAGATGAATTTGTTCGTTTTGGTTCTGCTTCTTCCTTTACGGGGATAACCCCCTTTACCGGGGTAATTCCATACCAAAGGTTTAATAAGACAAACAACAGAGGTGTCGGTGGAACATTCGGGGGCAACCTACCGCCTATTCCGCCAACATCTGTACCTCCGCGAAACGATGCTTATACGGAAAGAACCGCCGGACTTCTCGGAGATGGTAAAACCATTTTCCTCGATGAAGATCAGTGGAAAGAAAACAAGTTCGGCGAATGGTTTGATCGGCTGAAAGTAAAAGTTCACGACTTGGCAGATGCGTTCAAACTGCTTCGTTCCGATACAAAGAAATCCGGATCTCAGGCGAGACAGACTTCCAATAGTTTTACTTATCTCCGAAAAACGCTCATGCGTTTTGCCGTATACAAACTGCTGAACATAGCGATTAAAAATATAACCCGTGGGTTGCAGAATGTCGCGATGTATAGCAAAGAAGCGAACGCGGTATTGACCGAATATAAAACCATCGGTTTGCAACTCGGCAACAGTATCGCCGCAGCGCTGATTCCTGTCCTGCAAACACTGCTTCCCCTTGTCCGCGCCTTGGTCGATGTAATTATCGATGTTTCTAACGCGGTGAACATTCTTTTCGCCAAGATGAACGGGCAGACATCGTTCAGAAAGGCAAAGAAATATACCGATGACTATGCACAGTCTCTCGGCAAGTTACGCACCGTGGCGTCCATGGATGAGATTCACACTATCGGACAAACTTACAATTATTCCGAAATGTTTGAAGATGTCGAAATCGATTCGGCGAATTTTACGGACGCTCTCGCTACCATCGGGCAAATCACAGCGGCTCTCCTCATGTTGAAAACGGTTTTCAGTGGGAGAGAATGGGCAGCAACATTGACCGCTTTGACAGGAAAAACCATCAGGTATTCCACTATTCTCAAAAAGGTGGGCGGAGTATTACTTTCCATCGCAGGTGTGCTCGAAACTATCAAAGGTGCTTCTGATGCCTGGGTGAATGGTCTCGACTGGGGGAACTTTGCGGAAATCCTCATCGGCATAGCGATGACCGTCGGCGGTCTTGCATTGACATTCGGCGCGCTTGGAGCACAGATCGGTGGCATTGTTGGCGGTGTCGTCATGATGGTCATAGGAATTAAGGATGCTATCACCGAAGGATTGAACTGGACGAACGGCGCCTTGACCGCCGGTGGAGCAACCCTCATCGGGGCACTCATAGGATCCTTTTTTGGTCCAGTCGGCACGCTTATCGGTGCAGCCATCGGATTGGTTGTTGGATTGGTGACTGACCTTGTAATTTGGTTGGTTCAAAACTGGGATGCAGTTTCAGCATGGTTTGTAAACCTATGGGACGGAATCGGCAACTGGTTTGTAGGTGTCGGAGAATGGTTCAAAAATATATGGTTCAATGTTGGCGATTTCTTCAAGAATCTTTGGAGTGGAATTTCAGATTGGTTTGTTAAAATGTGGAACGGTCTCGGTGAGTTCTTCATCAATGTTGGAAAGTGGATTTCTGTCGCATGGGGAAACATCGGAACTTTCTTCTCGAACCTCTGGAAAGGTATTGCCAACGGGTTTGTCACAGTTATCAACGGGATAATCACTGGGTTTGAAGCGTTCATTAACTTTTTCGTAAAAGGTATCAACTGGATCATTTCCGGCATTAACAGAATTTCGTTTGAAGTTCCGGACTGGGTGCCGGGCATCGGCGGAAATAGAGTCGGTTTTAATCTCGGTTATATCGGAGAAGTTTCTTTCGGGCGGCTGAAAGGTTATGAAACGGGCGGGTTCCCGGAAGACGGTTTGTTCATGGCGAATCACAGTGAACTTGTTGGGCGTTTCTCCAACGGCAAAACCGCCGTTGCAAACAATGAGCAAATCGTTGAAGGAATTTCCCGTGGTGTAAGCGAAGCCACAAGCGAGCAGAATGAATTGCTCAGAGAACAGAACAAAATCCTTGTCAGATTACTCAGCAAAGATACCCACGCCGTGGTGTCTGTATCGACAATCACAAAAGGACTCGAAAGGCAAAATCGCAGAAACGGGAAAACGATTGTACCCGTTGGAACATAAAAGGAGGGACATAAAATGAGCATTCACAATCCTATCAGGTCGGTGGACGGTGTAGCCATTAAGTGTCCCTCTTATTTTAAGTGGAAACTGCAGGATTTGTCATCGAAAGACTCCGGGCGTACACAAGAAGGTCAAATGGATAAAATGCGCATCGGTCAGATTGTCGGCATTGAACTGAAATGGCGCAATGTTACTACGGAAGAAGCATCTTCAATCCTTCGTGCATTCAATCCGGAATACATTACGGTGTGTTATCTCGATCCGAAAGAAGGGCTTTACAGAACGGTGGAGTTTTATGTCGGTGATCGTTCAGCACCGCTGTACAACTGTGAAACAGGTCTCTGGTCGGAAGTGTCGTTCAACCTTGTCGAGCGTGATGCAATTCATGTAAAGGAGGACGAACTGTATCGTGTATAACATTTCGGCAGAAGAACTTGAACTGTTCCGCAGGTGTTATCGTCAAACGGCGCGGATTAAGGTATTCGGCGTAACAGGACTTACCGACATCACAGATGCCGACATCCTGATGAATGGTTTGACAATCGATAGGTACTGTTTTTCTTCTGGAACACTTGAAATAGGAACTGCAATTGCGTCCGAATTATCACTTACCTTAGACAATCATACCGGGAAATTCAATGATTATGATTTCGACGGTGCAACATTGTCCGTGAGTATCGGGATAAAAAAATGGGACGCAAAAGCATGGGAGAAAGCGGTTATTCATTATGTCCCTGTCGGCATTTTCACCGTTGACGAGAAGAGCAAAAACACTTCCACTATTGTTTTGAATGCTCTCGACAACATGGTAAGGTTCGATAAATCCTACGATACTGACCTCTCTTATCCTGCTACCCTTGCCGACATTCTGCAAGATGCTTGCACTAAATGCGGGGTATCGCAATATACAACAGATTTTCCGAATGCGTCTTATGAGGTTGCCGAAAGACCGTCCTCCGAGAACCTTACCTATCGACAGATTGTGCAGTGGGTTGCAGAACTCGCGGCGGCAAACGCCTGGATTGATTGGAACGGTTCCCTTCGTCTCAATTGGTTTGAAGCCACGGATTTGACGATTTCTGGGGCTGATCGATACAGTTCGGATGAAGCGGAGTATGCGGTCACAATCACCGGCGTGAGAGTTTCTATATCCGATGACGATACGGCTCTCGCCGGTGAAAACGGCTGTGTGCTGAATATCGAAGGTAATGATCTCGCGCAGTCCGGAGCAGCCGGTATCGCGGAAAACATATACGAAAAGGTCGGAGGGTTTGCTTATCTTCCATACTCTTGCACGACTCGTCCGGCACCCTTTTTGTTCCCACTTGACCGCATTACTTATATCGACAACGAGCATAAAACTCATTCCACGATTGTCTCCGCTATGACATATGTCTTAAACGGGGTGACCACCGTGAGTGGCGAAGGCATCGGAGAAACACAAGCCAGTTATGCTCCCACCGGCGGTACAACCAAACAAGAAAAAATCATCATTGAGAAGGTTAAAAAGGATCTCGAAAAGGACAACACCGAGAAGTATTCGACTCTTCTTCATCTAAATCAGATTATCAGCGGGGCGTTTGGATTATACCAGACGGAGATTGAAGATAACGGTGTCAAAACCTTTTATTTTCACGACAAGCCAACCCTCGCAGGTAGTACGATTATTTATGTGTTCAACGCGGGAGGTTTCGCATGGACTGACGACTGGAACAATGGTCAGCCGGTTTGGAAATATGGCTTCACGCAAGACGGAAACGCGGTTTATCACATTCTTTCTGCCTATAAAATACAGACCGAATACCTCGACGCCGGAAGCGTCACTGCTGAAAAGTTGTCACAAGCATATAAGTCATCGGTGGATAAAGCCATTTCGGATGGCGATGCTCGTGTCACACAAGCATTTACTGTCGCTGACGGGGTGCTCAATAGCAGTATAACCGCCGAAAAAACACGCGCAGAAGGTGTTGAAACCAGACTTTCGACAGCCATTGATCAGAATGCGACCAGTATTTCTCTTCTTGTCACCAACGGAGAAGTACGCGGCGGAGTTATCATTCAGGCAATCAACGATGAAACTACCGTAAAGATTGCGGCAAGCAAAGTCGATTTGACCGGGTATGTAACAATATCGGGACTTTCCGGTGGGACAACGACAATCAACGGTGCGTGTATAAAGACGGGGACAATTTCCGCCGAAAGAATTGATACGGATAATCTGACGGTAAAAGCAGCAAATATAGACGGTGTTCTTTCGGCAGAACAGGTTTCGGTTTCTGGAATTGTTGGAAAAATCAATGATGCCAGTTCGGAATTATCTATTTCTGCTGACAAAATCAGCGTCGATGGTCAGTCGCTGTCAATCACTCTTGACGATTTTGCACCTAAAGAAGATGGGACTTCTTCGACATTTTCGTATTCCTTGAAGTCAACAGGTTTTGTATGCTATTCGGGAGGTACAGAGGTACTTCGTGTCAATTCCTCCGGGATGGAAGTCAAGGGTGTCGTTAAAGCAGATACGGGTAATATCGGAAAAATATTGCTTGAAGAAGTTTCCGGTAACTATTCTACTGCGACACAGAGCGGAAGTCAGACTCAGTCTGTTACGGTTACGATACCTGCCGGAACTCCCGGCTTTGCAGAAGATGTTGGGGTATGGTACTGGTTTGCAGCCAACAAGACATTTTCCCTTTCGGAACTGGGGATAACAGACGCCGACGCGGTTCTCGGAGATTTCTCTGTTGAAGAGGTCGATGAATCCTATACTAAAATATTCTTGTCCGGTTGCGATTCGACCTCGATTACGATAACCGCGATGGTCAAGCAAAAATCGTCCTCCTTGACATATGCTCGTTCCGTCAGTACAAGCGTTACATTTTCTTACTATGTAACAACCAACACTCCCACAAATATTGTTCGGTTTCACTCCCCGGATAACACTTTTGACATTTCATCCGCTTTGTCAACCAGCGTTTTGACGGTGAACAGCACTCGAATTAAATCGGCATCTATAACCGATGTTGCTATTGCGAAAGGTGTAATCGGCGGACTCACTCTATCCGGTGAAAAAATCGGAGCGAATGGAGTTTTCCTGGAGTTCGGAACAAGTGCTTCTGGGAATTTTGTAGCGACACTCGCTGTCAAAGGAACCGCCATTTTCGTATATGTGGATGGGATATTGGCTTTTGATAAAGTCTTTTCCGTCAGTTACATAGACGGTGGCTCAACCTTTGAAAAGACCGCCGAAGTGCGGGTTGCGGCAGGAACAAGTTTCGGAAAAGTCGAAATACCTACTTTCAACGAGATCACTTCCGCTGTTTTTACAACGAACAGATCCGCTTCCTATTATTTCTCAGCGACAACAGTTGATGACACTTGGGAAGCGTGCCTTAGACTGGGGAATGTTCAGTTTTTGACATCTGGGATTTACGACAGTACGGATAAGGTTCGATACGGCGGTAGTCTCGGCAACTCGGATTATCGTTGGTACGCGCTCTATGCGAAGACGATTTACGGCAAAACAATATATCAAAACGGGACGGCTGTTTCCACTTCTGATAGAAACAGAAAAAATTCTATTGTTTACATGGATGTGGACAACAGTGGGCAATTTTCTGAACTCGTAGATACATTGAAGCCGGTAGAGTTTAAGTATAACGACGGTGAATCGGGGCGTACCCACTGGGGACTTATCGCGCAAGATGTCGCAGCCGCGCTTCAAGCAATTGGATTGTCCGATAAAAAATCTGCAATCTATTGTGAATGGACTGAAAAAACACAGGAGCATGAAAATGAAACCTGTGGTCTTCGATATGAAGAGTTGATACCTGTTCTTACGCTTGAAATTCAAAAATTAAGACGCAGGGTAAAATCCCTTGAAGAAAGGAGTCAGTAATGAAAGATCCTAAAACAAAGCCCGTTCGTCCCCTCGTATTGGAAATTGATGACGCCAAAGACGAAATTTTCGGTGCTATCAATCGGATGGCATCGGAACGGCATATTCCGTTTTATCTGCTCGAAAGTATCGTAAACGATGCCGCCAGACAGGTAACGGAACTTGCGAAAACGGAACGGGAAAATGCAAAGCGCACATATGAAGCGCAGACCGCCGAAATGGCTGAGCGCGAAGGAAAGGAAGATGAAAACAATGGCTGAGATAGTCAAGGAATTAACTCTCGATGTGGCACGAGAAAATCGTATTCAAGCCGTTCTCGGAAAACAGTACGATTACAATTCCCGTTATTTGAAAGTTCATATCGCCAACGAGGGGGTACCCCTTGTGATTGCCGGAAACAGCGTGGCAACTATCAACGCGACACGAGCAGACGGAAAAAGCAATTCGTTCCTCGGAGAAGTCAACGCCGATGGCACAGTCACGGTTCCGATTACACAGTGGATGCTTGCTCTTGATGATACCGTCAAGTGCGACATCTCCATTGTTGACGGAGATGGACGAAAACTCTCCACGACGAATTTTACAATCGAAGTGGAACGCGCGAATTATGGTGGCGGTGATCTTGCCGAGGTTACTGCCAGCGTCGGTTCCAGCAAAGGTATTACAGGAGTCGCTGTTGACGGCGTTACATTCATTCAGAAGGTCGGAACACCGGAAGAAAAGACATACACATTTTCCTTCAACGGGACAAAGTGGCTCTTGAACTCCGTTGAAGTCGCACTTGACGACTACGGTATCACTGTTACTGGTACTCCTATGAATGGCGACACAGTCACGGTGACGGTTGCCGAAAATACCGCAGATGTACTTCTGCAGTTGGTAGAACAAGTTACCGTTTTGGAAGCCAGTGTGAAAACAGCGGAAGCCGGACGGGTGTCGGCTGAAAATTCCAGAGTGTCTGCCGAAAAAGCGCGTGTGACTGCCGAAAACGAACGCAAAAGCGCAGAAACAGACAGAGTTACAAATGAAAATGCTCGCAAAACGGCTGAAACCTCTCGTTCCACGGCAGAAAGCACACGGAAAACAAACGAAAGTACCCGACAGGCGAACGAAACTACCAGGAAGAGCAACGAAACCTCTCGTGTCACTGCCGAGACAGCGAGATCTAATGCAGAGAGTGCCCGTGTTTCGGCAGAAAATGAAAGAGCCGCTGCCGAACTCGTCAGAGAACAGAAAACCGCCGAATGTATTGCGGCGACCGAAAAATGTGAAATGGTCACAGAGTCTGTGCTCACAAAGTTCAGCACTTTTGCCGATGTGCAGAGGATTACACGCTTGGGTTACCATGACGACCTGATTCCCGTAGGTAATCAGTTTGTTGTCAATCGGGAAAAGACAATGGCAATCAGTGTCGGTGCGAGTACAGGTATTACCTCTGCTACTGTCAACCCGCAGACTTTTATCGAGAAGGTGGGAGAAGCGTTCAACGGACAGTATGAAGCGACTTATGATGGAGATGTGTGGCACAAAGCAGATAACACCGTCATTGTCCTGTCAGATTACGGCGTCACAGTTGTTGGCACTCCGGTAGCCGGAGATCATATTGTGATTACCGGAACGGCAGAAGAACTGACTTTTGATGTTCTCGATCACGACAAACACACCCCCGAAAATAGCGGCTTGACACACTCTCTCGCTCTCGGTATGCACAACATTTTCATTTACGGCACGATGCCGTTTTGTGCTCCCCAGTTGATGTACTGGTCGGAAAACGGTCTCCCGGCAGGGACTTACAAACTCACGCTCGATCATGCACAGTACGGAGGTGGGACACTGTACGATGGCACCTATATGTTCACGCTGACAAAGGCAATCCCCGCCGACGGAGGATTCCGGCACACAAAGCCGGTCGGAGGTTGGCAGTCGTCTTATGCGAAGACAGACATCCTCGGAAATTACATTACGACATACGGAGCAAGACCCCAGCGGAGTGCCATCGAATCGGGAGTTGCATTCTCGGAGTATGACGGGACAACGGAGTGTACCGATTTGGGTACTTTCACCGCAAGAAGCCGTACCTATTATGCGGAGGACGACACTGTCAACGGTGGCAAGCGCAATTTCACAGAGCGACAGGCATACGGCTCGAACAGATGGCGAGACAGTGTCTATCGTCAGTGGCTGAACTCAACCGCACCAGCCGGAACTACCGGCAACGGTGTCTCGAACTGGTGGACTCCCCAGAGTGTTTTCGATAGAGCACCCGGGGGTGCCAATTCCGCCGGTTTCCTCTACGGCTTGGATCCGTCGTTCGTTGCGGCAATGGGAAAAGTGAAAGTCATCACGGCGCTTTGTGATTGTGACAAGGTGGACGGCGCCACACAGGATATTACCTATGACAAGGTTTGGTTGCAGTCCATGACGGAGGTTTTCGGTAATACAAACAACAGTATCAGCGAAGGCGTGCGTCTTGCCTATTGGAATGGTTCGACCGACGCTGACCGTATCAAATATCACAACGGTACGGCAAGATACTGGTGGCTTCGTTCCCCGTACCCGACCTTCGCCGGTAGTGTGCGCTATGTCTATTCGTCTGGGGTACTGAGCACCAGCGGGGCCAACGATGCCAACGGCGTCGTCCCGGCTTGTTGCATCGTGTAATCTAAAATCGCCCCGTCAGGGGCGTGAAGGAGTAAACAATGTCAGTTGTATCATCAAAGCGAGGTATGGGGCGCCTGACCGTTTTCACGAAAGCGAACGATCTTGCCGCCTTTACTATCCGCATATGTAGCAATGAAAAGAATTTTCCGAAGCACTACCGATGGTGCGTCACGGCGAAAATTGTTGATGCCGCACTTGACATCAACAACTATATCACTATGGCGAATTCGGTCTTTGTGCAGAGCGAGAATGATGTTGCACTGCGTCACCAGTTTCAGCAGAAAGCCATTGCATCGAGTTACGCACTGCTTTCCATGATTGATATTGCCTATCGAACCTTCGGGATAGACAGTGCGAAAATTGATCATTGGACAGGCATGATCCTGGAAGTGCAAAATCTGTTGCGAAACTGGAAGAAGTCTGATAAAGATAGGTACAAGCAAAGCGAATAAACCATATGGGGTGGCAGTTGTTCTAAGGTCGTTCCCCGAACCCGACCAACGCCAATAATGTGCGCAATGTCAATTCGTCTGGAGAACTGAACAACAACAAAGCCAACAATGCCAACGGCGTCGTCCCGGATTGTGAGAAATCGGCTCGTATTAAAGTACACAATAAGTGGAAATCAATGCTACTCACACAAGGAACTGCCATCCCGTCCCTTATAAGGCGAAACATATCTTCCGATGCGATTTATTCGTTTGAGTAAGCATCGCTATATACGGAGATCAATTTTATTATGATTGAAAATTCAAGTGTAAGAGAAATCGTTTGCAGTTTCGGAAGTCTATACAAGGCATTACGAATTTGCAAGCAGAATGTAGTCTGGAAAGATAGCGTGGCTGGATTCCTGAAAAATGGAATAGTGAATTGTCACAAACTAAAAGACCAACTCGACACAGATCATTATTCTATCGAACATTATACCATTTTCAAGGTGTATGAGCCGAAGGAAAGGTTGATTGTCAGCACGAGGATAAAGGATCGCGTGTTTCAAAGAAGTCTGTGCGACAACTATTTATATGATGCTCTGACCCGGCATTTCATTTATGATAACTGTGCGTGTCAAAAGAACAAAGGCACAGATTTCGCACGCGGTCGTCTCGAAGCACATCTTCAACAGTATTATCGTAAATGCGGTACGGAAGGTGCAATCTTAAAATGTGACATATCCAATTATTTCGGTAGTACCCGTCACTCGGTTGCGATAAAAGCCGTCGCTAAGAGAACAGACGATCAGTGGGCGGTGAGAGAAGTCAGTCGTATTATCGACAGTTTCAATCAGGGCGAGGATCCGAATATAGGCATGGGTCTTGGCTCACAGGTTACGCAATTGATAGAATTGGCAGTGTTAGACGATCTTGACCATTTTATCAAAGAGAAACTTCATGTCAAACACTATGTGCGATACATGGATGATTTCATCTTGATTCATCGGAACAAAGATTATCTGGAAAACTGCCGGTATGCAATCGAATCCAGACTTGATGACATTGGTTTGAGGTTGAGCGCAAAGAAGACACAAATTCAACCTGTCCGGCAACCCGTACATTTTCTTGGTTTCAGTTTTCAACTCACTGCAACCGGAAAAGTTGTCAAAAGAATACTCCCCGAAAGGATCTCGCACGAACGCCGCAAGTTAAAGAAACTGGTGAAGCGTGCAAAAGCCGGGCTTATCACAAAAGAAAAGGTCGATGAATGCTATAAGAGTTGGAAAGCCCACGCCGAGAAGGGCGACAATCATTTTGCTATCCTGAAGATGGATAAATACTACAAAGATTTATGGAGGAATCAACATGAAGTATCTGGGACTTCGGGAACAGTTACGGATAGAGCGTCGGAAAAATGACGCTCTTCGCTCCGAACTGCTCCGTGCAAAAGCGAACACCGACTACATCGCCATGATGACAGGCGTCGATGTTGACGAAACCGCCGAGGATGAGCCGAAGGAGGTGGAACACGATGAGTAAGTATTTCCAGAAGGTCAAGTCCTACTACGATGCGGGGCTTTGGAGTATCAATCGTGTCCGCGATGCCGTCGTGAAAGGATGGATTACGGAAACAGAATTTGTACTCATAACCGATGAAGAATACGGAAAGGAGGAAGCAACATGACGACAGCAACGGTTGGGGTGATTTGTTCGATTGTATTTGGCGCACTCGGGTTCATAATCTCGTACATTGCTCTGAATCACGACCGCAAAAAAGACGATGTGGAAGAAGGACAGAGCAAAGGTGTAATCGCATCGGATGTTGGTTATATCAAAGCCGGTGTGGATGACCTAAAACGCGAAGGACGAGAGACCCGTGCGCTTGTCGGAGAACTCACCCAGCGTGTCACTCGATGTGAGGAGTCTTGTAAACAGGCACATCACCGCATCGACGAACTCCATGAACAGCAGACCAATAATTAAAAAGAAAAGAGGTACAAAACAATGGCATATCCTATCATCGCTATCGTAACCTACATTCTCGTCGCATTCGTTCGCAAGACTTCGGTCAAGAATGAATGGCTCCCGCTGATTGCCTGCGCAACAGGCGGGTGTCTTGCCCTCCTGGGCTTCTACATAGCCCCGACAGTGATTGCTGCTACCACATGGTACACGGCGGTCGTAGGCGGCGCTCTGAGCGGTCTTGCGGCGACCGGTGGCAACCAGGTATTCAAACAGGCGATCAAACTTGTATGTGAGGAACATGGGGTAGATTATAACAAGGTGGAACCCATCGCGGACAAGGTTGACAAGGCATTGAAAGATACCGAAAAAGCAGAATAAGCATAAAAGAAATACCGGGTAGAAATCAATCTACCCGGTATTTGATTGTATAAGCCGCGACGACACCGAAAAACAATATCGTGTTCGGATTATACTGCAATGGTGA